TCGCCGTCGCCTTCTCCAGATCGGAACGGTCGCGGTCCTCGAACTCGGCGACCTTCTTCGCCAGCGCCGCAGCCTCGCGCTTGGCCGTCGCAGCCTCCTGCCTCGCGGCGGCCCGGTCGGCCTTCATCTTGTCGAGGGCCTTCTTGCCGGCGTCACCCAGCTTGTCGGCACCTTCCGGGTCCGGCTCGGGATCCGAGTCGGCAGGATCGGCGTCGGGCTCCGGATCTACCGGGTCCGGGTCGCCCTTGGGGTCCGCGGGATCCGGGTCGGCCGGGTCCGCGGGGTCGGGTTCGTTGTGACGGTCCAGCCGGAACCAGTCCGCGCCGTGAGCAGCGGACAGCCAGCTCTTACGGATGCTGTGCATGGTGGTGTGTCTCCCGTTGCGGGATCAGAGACCGCGCCTTGCGCACGGCCGTCGAAAAATCGGCTAGTAGAGGTAGCCGAAGCGCCTGAGCATGGCGATTGCTTCATCGCGCGACCCGGCGAGCTTGAAGATCTCCTCGGGGAGGAGTCGAGGCGTCATCAAACGGAAGCCGCGCCCAGAGGTCGGGATGCGCCCTGCGGCGATCGCCCGGCGCCGCTCCGCCTGGTAGAACAGGCCGCGGCGCGTCGTACCCTCACGAGTCGCACGCACCGTCCGGCCGTAAGTCGTGGTGGTGTACATGCCGCGACGGGCGTTCACGATCGCGGTGATATCGCCACCCTCGCGGATCGCCCGCGCCCCGGCCGCAGTGAAGATTCGGTCCTGCTCAGCCCGGGACAAGCCCTTGAAGTACGCGTCCGGGTTGAGGAACCCGTTCCGGTACTGGTGGCGGGCAATCAGCGTCGTCGGAAGGTGGGTGCAGTCGCAACTATCGGGGGTGGCGCTGAAAGCCAGCATTCCACCCGTACTCCTTCCCGGCCAGGAGGATGCACCGGCTACAGGCGGGCGGGTTGACCACCCGCACATAGCCCTGGATCGTGCGCTGCCCAGCCATCGACGAACCCACTGCACCCCGGCCGGCCTGCGTCACCTCCGACGAGGACAGCATCAGCGCCTGCCGCAGCCCCGACATCAGCGCTTCCTCGACATCCATACCGCCCGCGATACGCATCTTGCTCGTGATGATCGGCAAATGCAGCAGGTCATCCAACGACCGACCATCCGCCGCCACCCCGGCGAAAGCCTCCGCGCGAGTCCGGCCAGCACGATCAGGATCAGCGCCCTCGGCAGAGACCATGGCGTCCACGTACTCGTCAGCCGCCGCAGCCGAAGCCAGTTGGGCCGCCGTCACTGTGTTGACGACCTGCGGACCCACCCAGATCTGCCACGACCTCGACAGATCACCCGGGTCCAGCTGCCGCCACAGATCCTGCACTCGATTGGCCGCCGCTCGGGCCCGCCGCGCCTGCGCCGCCTGGAACGCCAGCGCCACATCCCGGGCCGTCAGGTGAGCTACGGCCATGTCAGCCACCCACCGGCTCAGGCTCCGAAACGGGCTCAGCGGGCATCGGCACCGGCTCCATCGGCGGCTTCACGCCCGAATCCAGCGCCGCGAGGTCGCCGGCCATGATGCGCTGCATGGCATCCTGCGCCGCGGCCTCGTCCTCTTCCTCCATGCGCTCGATCTGTGCCTGCGTGTACCGCAGGTCCTCGCGCGTCTGCCGAAGGGGCACGATCTTCGCCTGGAACTTCTTCACTGAGGCATCCGCGACCTGTGCCACGGTCGGGGTCGAAGCGTCCCGCCAGATCGTCTCTAGTGATCTGGCTGCCGGATCCCACTCGCCATCCTTCACTCGAAGGACGAGCCGCATGACGCGCTCCCACGAGCCGCCCCAGGCGCGTTGCTTCCGCTCCGCGCGCTTCACCAGACGAGTCTCGGAGGACCGGATGGCGTCGGCTGACGCCGGGTTCTGGGTCGAGTAGCCGAGGAACTGCGGCGGCAGGCCCGACAGCGAGCTGACGAGTTGGGCGAGCTGATTCAGCGTGCTGTGGAAGTTGCTGAGCGACGCCTCGGGGAACTGGACGACGTCCGCGCCGTCCTGCTTGGAGCGCTCCGTCGCCCACATCCGGCCGATGATCCGGCTGAACGCCGACACCCGGCGGCCGGACTCGTCGACGAAGTCCTCCTCGCCGAAGCCGAACGCCACCCTTCGCGGCGTCGCGTGGTACTCGGCGCTGACCATCATGTCCGTGGCGATCTTGCAGGCCGCGTCGGACAGCGGGATCACGTCCTGAAGCTCCGACACCCCGCCCGGACACTTCAGGCGCGGACGGTTCGGCAGCACCTCGACGAGAACCTCGCCCGTCTCGTGCTCATCCCGCGGGTACTCCGGGTCCTCGACCCAGTGACCCGACTCCTTCACCCACCACACCGTGACATCCGGCAGATACAGCGTCGCGTGGTCGACCTTCCGATCACCCTCGCCGTCCTCCTGCCAGCGCTTCACCGCCGCAGCCACCCGACGCGTCCGAGGATCGAACTCCGCGAACATGTCCAGGGCGCTCTCGACGGTGATCAGAGGAGTCGAGTCGTCATCCTCATTCGCGCCCACCACGATGTACGAGCGCCGCATCGCCAAGGCATCCAGATGCCCCATCTGCGACTGCTCATCCATGTCATTGGCCTGCCAGATCCGCCACAGTTCATCGTCGGCATCCGCCACGCCGGGGAAACGGAAGCCCTCGACATCGAGCCTCTCCTCGATCGAATCGACGATCAGGCGCGGCCAGTTGATGACGACCTGCCGCACCGTCTCCTGCAACTCCACCTGGAGCTCCGGCGCCATGTACGACAGCGGCTGAGAGCCCTCGTAGTACGAGTTCAGGCGCTTGAGCTCGGCAAGCTCCTTGTCGTGGCACGAGATCAGATGCGTCAACCACTGCAGCTCGGAGCGCTCCACAGGCACCCCCTAGCGCAGAATCAGCATCTTCGACTTCTTCTTGGGCTTGTTCTGGCCTGCGGCGATCGCGTCCCGCCGGGCTTCCCATGAGAGGCAGCCGGCCATGGCAATGTCGATCTTTCGGGGCGAGTCGTGGCGGTCCTTCTGGATCGTCCACATCGGCTTGCCCTCGTCGTCCCGAGCTCGCGCGTTGCGCTTCACCGCATTCGCTATGTGCCGAGCGAACGCCTCGTCACCGTCGTGCGTTAGGTCCCCGGCCGTCTGCGCCGTCTTGTAGCCCCGAAGCGCGAACGCCATCGCCCGGTCGCGGTGAGTCCACCACTCGGAGACGACCTTCTCCCCGTACTTGCCCTGCCAAGCTGCGACCGTTTCCTCGTACCAGGGCGGATCGGCGTAGACGCGCACCACGGTCCAGGTATCGAAGGCCTCGGCGAGCGTCAGATTGACCTCGCTCTCCGGGACTTCCCACTCCTCGGCCTCCTGCCTGTTCAGCGGTGCCTCCCAAACCCCCAGCGGCCACTGGAAGCCGGTCTCCAGGTGCGTGGCCACAAACCCCGTGGCATCCCGCCACTTCGCCCCGTCGAAGCCAATGACGATCGGCTCTTTCGCGGGCACCACGAACTCGGAGTTCGCCAATGTCGCCCACTGGGCCTTGTCGAAGGCCTTCGCCGAGGCCGTACCTGGCTGATTCAGGAAGTAGCGGCGCGCGTCCGCCGGGTCCGTATCCGGCTCACGCATATCCGAAGCAATTCGCTCCAGATCCATCCAGGGCGCAGCGTCGCCATAGACGAACTCCAGGGCCGGAAGCAGCTGCTCGTCATCGTGCAGGTCCTCAACGTGTGGGGCCTCACGATGGTCGAAAAGCAGGCCGCCGTCCCTTACTCGACCCGCCTTCACGGCCTTCGCGTACTCGTGCGTCGCCTCGGCCACAGACTCCTCGCCGAGCGCGTACATCGTCGATGTTTCCAGGGACCACGGCTCGGCGCGCTTCCGCTTGGTCAGATTGCGGCGCACCGTCTTGTGCATAGCCTTCAGCTCGGGCAGCACATACAGGTGCGTTTCATCGAAGACCGAGAACGTCTCCTTGCCGCCGTCCTTCGCAGCACCGCTCGACGTTGACGGAACGATCTCCCCGCCGCCCTCGATGAAGATGCGGCTCGATGACTGCGCCGACCGTCCCAGGTCGATGCCGGGGAACTCGTCGCCGGAGTACTCGACAAGGTGCTCCAGCATCGCCGTGACGTTGTCGTAAGTGTTCCCGGACTGGTTCTCCTCCGTCGCCAAGCAACGAATGAACGGATATACCTGCTCACGGCCTACCGGCTCACCATTGGCATCCCAGCCGTCGAAACGGCAAGGCCCGAGCGCCTCGAAGCACACCAACGCGCCGGCGAGTTCGCTCTTAGCGCGACCCTTCGGGCGAGACAGGAAGGCTCGGTTGACCTTCCGGCGGCCGGTCGTTGCGTCAAGTCGGTACGCCTTGACGATGAAGGCGTGCATCTCATCGTCGATGACCAACTCTTCGCCCTGCACGTCACCGGGACCGTGGCACAGGTAGTTCTCGATCCATTCGACCGCAGTAAAGCCGAGGGAGACGAACCGGTCAGGATCAGGCGTCTGCCTGGTCATCGACAGCCTTCAGGATCCGATCGCGGCGGGAAGTGGCGCCTCGGCCACCCCGTGGCGTCTTTGCAGCTGCGGCGGGCTCCGGATCGGCGACAACCCACCTCATCCGGATCCGATCTGCAGCCGTGCCGCCCAAAGCGGCCTCGTTGAGTCGGATCTCCGACAGGAGGTCCTTTCGCGGCTCCTGCCAATACTGTTCGACCAACTCGGCGAGCATGTGCAGCCGCTGCCAGTCCGTCATAAGGAACGTTGCAGCCTGCGGCGAGGTTCGCCACGTCTCGTACCAGGACAGCGTGCGACTGTCGTAATCATGACCGCCGGGAAGCCCCGGGGTCTCTCCATCAGGTCCGGCAGCCGGAAGGACTGTCGTCGTCACCGTGTCGGCGTTGCGCCGGCGCCGCTGCGAGGGGTCCTTGGGCAAGGGTCCTGCACCCATGCTGATCACTCTCCTTGGTGCCGTTGCGGCACGCCGGCGCCCGCCGTTGCGGCGGAGCGTCAGTTACACAGAGCTACACTTTTAAGATCATCCGATTTTGGGGACCCGTATGCACCGCGAACTACCTCCCCGACGGTCCTCTGACCTGCTCGGTTCACCCTGGCCCCCCGGGTCGGTCACGCCGCCAAGTCACCTTGAGTGACCGAGCGGGAGATCGCGAGGTGGAGATACTTGGGGTCGCCGACGGCCCAGGTCGTCACGACGGCTGGCAGATTGCGACGCCGACGATCGGCCGTCCACTCATCGAGAGACAGGTCGCGCTTGTCGCCGTTGCATCTCCGGCATGCCGGCAGGATGTTGGTGATCGAGTTGGATCCGCCTCGGCTGAGCGGCACGACGTGGTCCGGGTCCGGCTGGCCGTCGACTTGTCGTCTGCAGTAGGCGCAGCATCGGCCGAACCGGATGAAGAGACCGATGACCTCTGCCCACGTGAACGTTCCGGCGGCGCCTCGTTCAAGCGCCCGACGGGCAGCCCTGCCACCACGCCCTGCACATCGTGGCGTGCACCATCGTTGCCCCGGATGCCAGGTGGTGAAGGGCGCCTCGCACCAGCTGCAGGATGCGTAGTAGACCTGGCACGTCGGCCACTCGGTGCGCTGGGCCGTGAACCGACATGCGTCCGAGCACCAGCGCGCTCCAGGTAGCCGAGTGGCGAACGTGGCATCGCACCACTCGCAGGCGGGGAACGACACGGGGCTGCTGTGCTGCTCGTTCTGCAGGAACCAGCGACAGGCGAAGGAGCAGACGACTCGCTCGCGTGTTCTGCCCTTGCTGCATTCGGCTCCACAGACGCTGCATGCCGCGGCCGTCGGCTTGTGCCGGCCTGGCTGCTGCTGGTTGTAGTGCGTGGAGCACAGGCCGCGGGCTCGCAGTGCGTTGCCGCATCCGGCCTCGGCACAGGTCTTGGTGGGTGAGTCTGCTCGGCTTCTCATGGCGTTCTCCGGGTGTGACGAAGCCCCCGACCGCCTTCATGGAAGACCGGCGCTTCCATAGGCGGTGACCTGCGGAATTGACGGCGAACTGCCGCCCGCCATGGGAGAATTGAACGTAAGAGACCCCGGCGACGGAGGCAACCGTCCCGGGGCGTGGCCAACCTGAAAGAGCAGGCTGACATGAGCGAGAGTATCGCGCCGCCTACCCCGAGAGAACCAGACCGGGTATGTCTCAGCTGCGGTGTGTCCAAACCCGCAGAGGCATTCCATCGCATGGGGCTGAGTCGACGAAACGCGCGGTGCGCGGAATGCCGAGCGCGGACAAGGCCATCGCGTCCATCTGCATCGAGGGCGAGCAAGCCAACCCGCGAAGCGGTGCGCCGCTATCGGCTGATGTCGCGCTATGGAATCACGCTGGAGCAGTACGAAATGCTGCTGCGGAGCCAGGGCTACGCGTGCGCGGTCTGCCGGGAAACGCCCGACGGGGGACGCCCCTTGGTGGTTGACCACTGCCACGAGTCCGGGCGAGTGCGGGCGCTGCTCTGCGGAACTTGTAACACGGAGCTTGGCAGTTACGAGCGGTTCCATAAACGTGGTGAGCGCTTCTTGGCTAAGTACGGTCAAGGAAATCCGCTCCTCTATGGAACGGACTGAGCAGCGAAGCCCCCGTTGAGATCGGCGGGGGCTTCTGCTCGCCGGGATCAGCGGCGAGTGTTCATGGGGGCTGGCTCAGCGCCAGGTGTAGAGCTCGTCGCCGTCCTGGCGCCGGTGCTCGTGCCCAGCCTCGCCAGGCTCTAGGTCTTGAGCATCCAGCTGGCAGGCGACGTGTCCGGCGAGGACGGGCAGGAAGTGCGGTGCGCCGCACAGCGGTACCTCGACGGCCGCCGGCTCGGGCTGTGCGGGCTGGACTGCCTGCTCTGCCTCGACCTGGTCGTCAGCTTTGGCTTCCGGCTTGGGCTTGGTGGTCATGCGCCGATTCCTCCGGGTTGGTACCGCGCGGTTTCCTTGCTATGGCACGAGTGGCACAAGCCACGCCCGTGCTTGGGGTCGTTGGGGTCGCCACCTCGCTCGACGAGTTCGCGTCGGCTGAGTGGCCAGTGGTCGGCGTGCTTGGATGGCTGGCCGCATGGGTCCGGATGGTCGTGGCCTTCCTCGGTGCAGACGCACGTCGGGTTCTTGGCGAGGACGCCGGGGCGGAAGCGGGTGAGGTGTTGGCCGCCGTATCCGCGTTGCTTGGCGGTGCCGCGTTTGGCTTCGGCTTCGCGTCGGTGGTCTTCGCAGCGACCGCTCTGAGTGAACTCTGGGCAGCCGGGTTTCGAGCAGACTCGCCAGCCTCCACGTCTCGGCATGGCGCTCACCTCTTCCAGGCGTAGACCTTCTCGCCGCCAATGAGTGGTGCGCCTTCGGGGCCCTTGATGTGGGGTGCGATCCAGACGGGGCGGTGGACTTCACGGGCCGGGTACCACTGCTGCCGCCAGTGGCCCTTGACGATCCACTGGTGGTGGAACTCGCGCGAGCCATCGCCGGAGCCGCTGTGCGCGGGGCGGCGAAGTTCGATGATCCGCACGGGCTTTGGTTCCTGTCCCATGCGACGCAGACGCTTGCGCGCCGCTCGATCTGGTTCCGCCTCCGTTACGCGCGCGAGGTTCTGCTGCATCAACAGCCAAGCCGACAGCATAACGGGAAGGACTTGCCCAGCCACGTGCGACGGCCGCTCACTCCATCCCGCCTCATTGGATTCTTCGGTCGGCGCGGTGAACCATGCATGCGGCACGGCCAGCGCCGCGCCACGGAACCACGGGGAGGCGAACTCTCTGGCGTCGATGAGCGGCAGAAACTGGAACGTCCCCCCGTGGAAGCCCCAAAGGACTCCGCACACACCGGTCTTACTGCCGTCGCCGAACGTCACGACTAGCGGGATCTCTCCCCCAAAGACCATCAGGCCGCTCTCTGACGGCGCATCCTGGCGGCTTGGTATGAACCGGTCTAGCGTCCGTCCGGCAGCTTGTGCAAGCCGACACATGTCGGGCGATACGTGATACAGCTCGGCGAGCCTGGCTGCGTCGTGGAACGCTGACGCGATAGGCAGGGCCCCCTCGGCGGGCAACCCCATCTTTGCGATTGCATCTGCCCATAGGGCTTGAGCTTTGGGGCCGATGAAGTTGCTGACGATGTCAGCCCGCAGTTCGGGCAGGTCGATGGGTCGGATGTCCATGTCGTCTCCAGGGAACGCGGAAGCCCCGACGCCTGGAACGCCGGGGCTTCCTTCCCGCAGGGATCAATCTGCGGGCGTATGGGGTGTGGTCGGCGATTCCTGCCGTACCTTGGTCGCCTCAAGGGGCGAGGGGGTGTGCCATGCGGAGCGATGCTGCGCTGGGCGTGTTCGTGGTGGGTCTGGTCGTGCTGATGTTCGGTGTGATCACCGAGTTCACGGTCGTCTGGCTGGTGGTCGGCGGCCTGTTGATGCTGGGCGCGGTGGCGGCGACGGCGCGGCAGCGGCGGACGGGGCCGGATCCGGAGGTCACGCTGCGGCCGGGCGGGAAGGACCGGCCGTGGCGGCGGGGCGGCGGCCAGTAGCTCAGCGGCAGGAGCAGTCTGCCGCGAGGTGGGCATCCGTGTGAGCGACGAGGTTGCAGGGGCATTCGTCGTGGAGGTGCCAGCACGCGCACAGGTTGCCGTTGTGGGCCCACCACGGATCTGCGCTGACTTCCGGGTACGGGCTGGGTCCGCATGGCGGTCCGGGTGACGTCGGCATCGGCTTCGGCAGTGTGGCTCGGGGTCCGCGCGGCTGTCGAAGCGGGGGCTTGTGCTTCCTCATTCGACTTGCTCGGGCCAGTGCCAGGTGCCGCCGGTGAGGTGGCTGCTACCAGGATGTACCTCGCCGTCATACGGCTCGTCGTACTGCACGTTCTGGTTGAAGAAGAAACCTTCGGGGTTGAGGACGCACAGGTGCACGTCGGGGACCTTGCCGTACAGCCCGCCGGACAGGATGTCGGGGACTGCGGTCACGATGGCCGCGCGGCACTGCGAGGTGTACTCGCCGCCTGGGGTGCCATACGAGCAGTAGTGCACGATGCCGCCAACGCTCGGCATGGGCATGCGGGCTCCGTTCAGATCGCGTCGAGAACGCCTTCGGTGACGAGGACGGCGCGGGCCCCGCACATGTCCTTGAAGCGGGTGAGGTTGTCTGGGTCTCCGAACAGCCACTCGGCTTTCTCGTAGTCCACCTGATCGATGACCAGCACGAACGGTGCCTCGTCGTCGTGGGTGGAGGGCAGGGCGAGGACTTGAATGCGAGCCACGGGTGGGACCTTTCGCCCGGTCAGACGGCGTACCAGCCCCACGAGCTGCCGTTGTAGAGGGCCTGGACGCGGAGTGTGGCGCCGGTAGCGACGGTGGCTGTGGTGGCTCCGGTGCCGCTGGTCGTGTAGATGAGCTGGCTGCTGGTCGTCCCGACGGTGAGCGTGTTGGCGCCGACGTTCTTGAACGCGTACTCGGTCGGGCAGAAGTCGGCGGCGGGCAGCGTCCCGGTGAACCCGGCGGACGTGGTGTCGCAGACCAGGGTGCGGTCGATGGGGCTGGCGGTGAACGTGGTCGTCTTCCGTTTGATGGCGCGCGGGACCTGGCCGTTGACCATCTCGATGCCGGTCGGGTTGGAAACGCTCATGCCGGACTCGGTGAACAGGCCCGTCCAGATAACGCGCCCGAGGCCAGCGTTCATGGCCCCCGCCGAGGTTCCGGCGATGTTGGGGGTGCTGGACTCGGTGGAGATCGCGGCGTAGATCGTCGGGCCGACGCCTTGAGAGCCTGCTCCGACGATGTACAACTCGTGCGTGCACGCCTCGATGGATGCGGAGGTGACGTGCATGGCGTGCACGGAGCCGACTGAGCCCGCGTAGGTGCCGACGGCGCACAGCCCGGCCCAGCAGTACAGGGCCATGTACCGGTCGACCACCGCGTGCTCGGTGAGGAACATCGCGTAGGTGTAGCCGCCACCGCACGAGATGTTGTTGCCGATGACGTGGTCGTTGTTGCCGGGCGCCGGGAACAGGAGGCCGATGGACAGGCCGGTGCCGAAGGTGCCGGGGCTGGAGTAGTCGGTGCTCGGCGAGGCGACAGTTCCAGCGGTGCCGTAGCCGACGTTCTCCACGTGGGCGTTGGCGCATCCCCAGAGGTTCGCGGCGCCGTAGGTGAGGCCGAACGAGCTGTGCGCGGTGAGGATGGCCAGGTTCTTGACGACGGCCATGACATTGTTGAACGCCGCAGCCACGCCGTACCCGGAGCCTTCGTTGGGGCCGCAGATGACGCCCGGGTTGCCGGCGGCGTTGATGCTGGTGATCTGCGCGGACGTGGATGCGTAGACGCCGAGGCTGATGATGCATGATCCGGCGAACTGCGGAACCGTCGACAGCCAGTGGCGGACGGCTGCGGCGCCGTCGGTTGCGCCGGCGAACTCCAGGATCTTCTTGGTGCCGGTCGTGGAGTACGCGCCGAACACGATCTGCCCGTTGCCGCTCTTGCTGGTGTTGAGCGCCCCGGCAACGATGAACGGCCTCGGCGGGAAGTAGACCTGCGCGTAGGTGTGACCGGCAGCGAGGTAGGCCTCGGCGGCGTCGACCGCCGCTTGGATCGCGGCCTGGTCGTTGGTGCCCCAGATGACAACCGCATTGGACACGGCGCCTGCGGAGGCGTTCACCGCGTTGAGCGTGATCTGCGTGGAGCTCTGTCGGCTCGCAACGGTCGTGACCAGCGTTGTGACGCCGGTCGCCGCAGCGCCTTTCACCGAGATGGACTTGCCGACGATGCTCGTGGGCCAGTTGGCGGTTGCGCTGGTGAGGACCGCGACGCCGGACGACATCGCCCCGTCGCCGACGACCTGTGCGTCACCGACCGCCCCGTATGCCGGGGCGGTGACGTCGAACACCCAGGGCGTGCTGCGACTGCCGCTGCTTCCGCCGCCGAGGAAGACTCGCTGCTGGGTCGCGGCCGTCACAGCAGGCCCTTGACGGTGTAGGCGGGCGTCCCGGCGCTGATGAGTTTGATGCTGGTGGGCGAGCCGTAGCCGGACGCGTTGACGATGAGCGAACTCATGCCTGCGGGCAGGACGTC